TTGTGATTGCGGTCGTGAATATGAGACCCGTGCAGACTTATCGGCTTTTTTAGGTGGGCAGCGTCGGAAAGCAAAGCTTTAATGGCAAACCACGTTTATCAGGTTCATCTGATAGCGTCGCATTACCATTGGTCGGAAGCTGAGATTCTACGTCTGCCCAACCTTAGACGAAAAGAGTACGTCGATTTGATAATCAAGGATCTAGAAGCAGAAAGCGGTAAAAAATCATGGGGATGACCTCCATAATTGGCGGAAACTTGAAGATGGGCATTGAGATGTTTCTGGACGCCCGCAGAGTTTCTAGCGGCGCTAAAGAGGCAGAACAGGCCGTCCAAAGAGTTAAAATTTCTGCGCTGGATTCGAATAAAGAAATGGCTAAATCCGCACGGAGTCTCGCAAGTAATTTGCAGGGAATCGGTGCGGGTTTAGCCATGGTTGGTTATGCGGCCCAGGCGGCTGGAAAAGCAATAATTGGAGGTTTCATCCAGCCCGCTTACCGAGAAGCTGTTAAATATGATACCGCTTTGGCGAGTATGAGAAGCGTTCTTAGATATACTAAAGAGGAAATGGTTGGTGTTCAGAAAATAATTGAAGATAATGCAATGGGTTCCATGTTTGATTTTACAGAGGTTTCATTAGCAGCAACTCGATTAGCTGCATTTACAGGTGAAGCAACTAAGCTCGGAGAACAATTACCGACCCTATTAAAATTTATGACTACCGTAGGGCAAGATTTAGACCCCGAAGAGGCTTCCCGAACGATGTCGGGGTTTTATGTTAAATGGAGAAACACGGGAATTACTTATGAGCAGATGGGTAACCAGCTAATAAAGCTGGCGAACGTGACGGCCCTTGAATTCAGAGACCTTCCCCAGCTTTTGAGATCTTCCAGAGACATTGCTGCCTCTGTGAATATAAAATTCGAAGAGTTCGGTGCTCTAACTGGCGTTCTTCGAGAGGGTTTGAGTCCTGCTGAAGCGGGGAGATCGGCAGCCGGTTTCGCACGATCTTTGAATATTGCTACCGGAGCTATGAAGGAGTACGCTGACAAAAAAGGTGTATCCTTCGATAAGGCTATGGAACTCGGAAAGACGGATAAGAAAGCGAAGCAGCTTGTTAGGGCTGTTTCTACTTTAGGCGTTCAATTTTTCGATTCAGGCGGTAAAGCTAAACAGTTCACAACTATCATAGAGGAAACATTAGCCGCGACTAGCGCACTTAAAAAGAAAGGTGATCTGCGAGAGTATCAGAGAGTGATGCTCCGCGTATTTAAAGACCAAGCTAAGAATGTTATGTCTACGTTAGATGCTTACGAAAGAGGTGGAAAAAGTTCAGCGGAAGGATTCAAGGCGTTAGCAAAAGAGTTGGCTAACTCAGAGGGTTACTTAACTTGGGCAGCGGGCGTTATGGGTGATGCCGCTGCTAATATCGAGGAGAAGTGGGCTGCAGCTGTTAGACGGTTCCAAGCATCGTTTGGGAAACCTTTGATGCTCATGTTCCTGCCCATCCTAGTGAAACTTTCTGATTTAATGGATGGCTTAACCAGATTCTCTTCTGAAAACCCTAGAGTTGCCAAGGCAATAGGAATCTTAACTGTTGCTTTTGCTGGTCTTTTGGTCGTAGCTGGAACCTTGACTGCTGTACTAGGGGGAGTCGCCCTGTGGCTTTCCTTCATACTTCCTGTCATAACAGGTACCAGCGTTGGGGCAGCAGGAGCCGCTTTCAAATTCGGTAGTTTAGCCACAAAGCTTGGCGCGGTGGCTAAATACCTCGGCCCAGCCGGGATATTAATAGGAGGTCTTATTGCTTTTAGAGAGGCGGTAAATAAGAATACTAATTTCGATGCAATAATAGATAAGTTTAAGGTAATGGGACTGGTGATTCAAGGTGTTATGGAATGGATGTCTGGAAAAGAAACAAAGGGTAGTCGTTCATTATATAGAAAATTAAAAGCCGGGGGTTTGTTGGGAACAGTCGAGCTACTTTTACAGGTAGTAAAACGGATTTCTACTTTTATGAGTGGCTTTTTTGAGAGAGTCAGTTGGGGATTTGCTATGATAGGAGCCGCTGTAGATGCAGTTATATTTCCAGTAGCGAGACTTCTTGATTTAATTGGATGGTTATTTACTAGTTTTGCGGGAGGAAGAAAAGATTTAATGGAACAGTTGGGGTTTTGGCAAACTCTAGGTCGAGTAGTTGGCTTGTTCGTCTCAGTACATCTATTCGCACTAGTCTCCAGATGGATTGCGGCTCGCGTTGCCGTTCTAGCTTTTGGAAAGGCTATGACTCTTGCGGCTGGTGTTTGGGGCGTAATTATATTGTCGGCGCTTATGTTGGCTGGACTTTTAGGTCAAGAGAGCACTTGGAGTGCCATGTTCGATGTGTTTGCGGATATTAGGGTATGGTGGGAAAATTTTCTTATAGGGCTCGAGTATTATATGACAAAGTTTGCTTTAAAGATTAATTTTCTGCAACCAACGTCTGTCGGTGGAAGTACCCTGGAAGAATATAAAAAAGGGATGACCGAATTGGGAGAAGGACCAAAGTATATTGATCAAGAATTAGGTAGAAAACTGTATAAAGATTCAGGTTTTCAATCCGAGGCTACAGCGGCTATGAAGCGAGATGAATATGAAGCCGCTGTATACGAAAAGGAACATGGCTTTAGAGCCCCAGGCCTCTATGGAAATTCGGCATTACCAGTGAAACGTGAACCAACAGCTTTTGCTTATGGAGAAGGACAAGCGTCAAATACTCCAAACGCTAAGATGCCACAGGGGCCTGTAAGGGATGATTATCTTGTGAAGCAGGGATTCAAACAGCCGAAAGTCATACTCAATATTGACGCTAGAGGTTCCATTGGGCTTAACGGAAAGAGCATAAAAGAAGCTATTACTACGTTAGTAAAAGATGGCATGACACAGTCCGCTCAAGTCAGTCATGCAGAGTAAGTTCGGGTTTGGAACGGAGGTTCGTAGATGCCATTAGTGATGTCAGGTCAAAATAATCTCACTAAGGCGGCTTTGTACCGTCTAGTAGACGACCAGATAAAAGATTTGTATGTCTTCCAATTTAACTTTCCAGAGTTGAGTAGGAACCTCACCGCAGATTACAATATGATTTCTCCTCCGGGTTCCATGCTCCCGACAGCCATCTTTAAGTCTTCTTCAGGGCAGGATTTCACAATTTCTATGATGGTCGATTCTTCCAGTTTTTTCACTGAACTGGGTGTTATTCCTGATTTGTCTTATTTTGAAAGTCTAGTCACACCAGATGTGGATACCTATTTAGAGAGTAATTCAAGATGGATAGCCCCTCCGCGTTTGATTTTCGTTGTAGGTACCAGAACCTGGGATGTCCTTTGTCTGAGTGTGGCTATAAAAGAGACTCGGTATCAAAGAAACTTAATTCCCAATAGAGCAACCGTTGATTTAACTTTTAAAGCTATCTATATAGACCAACCTTTAATGGAAGCATCTTTAGGATATATGCAGTCAAATTATTCGAGTAGACTTATAAAAGACAAGGATTGAGGAGAAATCAATGACGATTCACCAAAATTCACGGTATCGGTTTGGCAACATCCTCCAGGTTATAGATGAAACCGGAGAGACTAACTATATCCATAAGATACGAAAAACAACTATAGGAACTTTAAGCGGTTCTAGGATATATAAGACTAAGTCTGGGGATACAATGGAGACTTTGGCTGTATCATTTTATAGTGATGCTAGAAAATGGTACATAATAGCTGATGCTAATCCAGAGATATTTTTTCCATTGGATTTAGAGGTTGGTATCAATTTGACAATTCCACCTAGAACCTATGCGGTAGTATCGTGAGAAATCCAAAGGAAGGTTTGTGCGCTGTTTGGGTTCAGGATTTAGCCTTATCCGAAGAAACTCTTCGGGATATTATGAATGTGTCTATAACTTTTAGGGAGGGAAAAGCTGCAACTGGGTCTATGACTATGTCCGACAAAGACTTCTTTTATATGGATTCAAAGGTATTTAGAAAGAATCAAAAGCTATCTTTTGTACTGGGGTTGGTGGATGACGCAGTCCCTATGGGTCCATTTATAATAAAAGAATTCCATGTGGAAGCCGGGGATGATGGACATCCCACAATCTCTATTGACTTTCAAGATTTAACACACTTATTAGCTAAGAAAAAGGAGAAGAAACGATACACTGGTGGTTGTGCTCCTACAATAAAGACGGCGATAGAAGAATTAAAGGCCCAGGGAAAGAAGGTTAGTTATAATATAGATACTCCGAAGGATGTTAATTTTGACGACGAGAAAGCTTTGATTCAAGCTAACAAAACAAAAGCGCAGATAATAAACAGTCTCGCAGAGAGATATGGATTTGTCTGGGGTATAGAAGGGCAGACCCTCTACTTCAGAAAACCTGTCGATTTGGAGACTGCTGGAAAACAGACCTTTGTACCAGTCTTGTCCTATCGGATGAATGACTGCTCCCTGTTCTCCTACCGGGCAGAGTTTAAGTATACAAAAGAAGGTCTTAGAAAAGGGTCCAAAAAGGTAACTGAAAATATAGACTTTGAGAAGTGCGAGGATGTGGGTACCTGGGTCAAGGATGTGTTCAATGGTAAGATAGACGCTCCTCCAGAGTTGCTCGAATACCTCGGGATAGAAGGGGAGGCCATTGCCCTCGCCCCAGATGAGGATACTGCCAAAGAGGCCTTGAACGAGGCAAAAGTAAGGGCGACTTCTTTGTTCGATCAAAGTAAGACTCTTTTTAATAATGTAGACTTTAAGGATCTTCCTTCGCTACTTACAGGTCAAAATCCAACGGATATGTTCGCTAAGGATACGAATGACTTTACTAAGAAGATAGAAGAAATATATAAGAAAAATACAGGTGTAAATGCAAATACTGAAGCTGGCACAACGGATGAAAGTGGTACGTCAACGCCAGATTCAGAAGAAGAGGCTACCAAAAGGGCAGAAGCGCATCTGTATCGTTCGGTTGTTCTTTGTGACGCAGATATAGTTCCAACAGTATATTCTCCAAGATACAAACCATCAATGGCTGTTATTCTTGCTGGATTGGGAATGAGTTTATCCGGGAAATATAAAGTTCTTGAGGTCATTCATAGTTATTCGGATAATTCTTACTCTATGAATTTTAAAGCTCAGAAACGGCTGTATGGTTTAACTGATTCCGACAAGAAGAGAATCGCTGCTGCAACAAAAGCCGTTGAAGAGGGAGATAACTCTAATTCCACTCCAGGCGGCTCTGATAAAAAGATGTCTACAGAAGAGACTGGATATGCAAAGTATGATGACGGAGTTAATGTTTGGACTGAGGTAGAAGAAGTAAAAATTGTGAATGGAGTACGCGAGTGAGCATCTTCGACGAATTTTCTAACAGATACTCAGGAAGATTCTTCGGAAAATATCGAGGAGTTGTTTCTAGGATAGACGATCCAAAGAAGATGGGTCGCATCATGGCAAAGGTTCCTGTCGTCCTAGGAACCGAGGACGCCGTAGGATGGGCCTTGCCAACGCCACCCATTGGTGGAGGTAGGAACGTCGGCTTCATCGCCCATCCAGCGGTCGGAGACTACGTCTGGATAGAGTTCGAAGAGGGAGACCCCGAGAAGTCTTTGTGGAGCGCTGGTCCTTGGCCTTTAGGCGCTCAAAAACAGAGTTTTATGCCCAAGCACGGGAAGGGTGAGGCCGACTCCACGGATTACTCCATGCGCGAGTTCGGGAATGTTCCTCCCAGCCAATTTCAAGGCCAGTACGGCTCTGTCGTTTGCTTGCAGGGGCATGATGGAAGCTTCCTAGAGTTCGATGGGACAGAGGGAGCTCACCGGGTTCAACTCTCCCATTACTCAGGAACTCGAATTGAGATGACCGCGGAAGGCTCCTACCAGGAAGCCGTCGTCGGACAGACCGTTCGAAGGTCTGCCGGCAATTCCAATACGGAAATCGGCGGGAACGAAATAGAGACTGTCTGTGGGAACCGGGTCGGTCGTATAAACGGAACCACTCTGGAAACGTATTCGAAGGGTTCGAGTCAGTTATTCGGGATGAGGTTGCTGAACTACCCGGGTTTAAACCCAGATGAAATTCCTGCGGAGTACCAGGATTCTTTCGTTGATCCCGTATCGGGAGACCCCATTTACATTCCGGCCAATTTACGCCAAAAAGGTGGTTCCTACACAGGCATCTGGGATAACTCTGTTCTGTATACCGTTGGTGGTCAGTTCTCCATAAATGCTGGCGGAAATATGGACTTGGTCTGTGGGTCCGGGTTCTCTTTGATGTCCATGACAGGGCTCCAACTTGTCGCATCTGAGGGACTTGAACTAACTGGCATGGCTACCACTTATGGTGATACTAGCTTAAATACCACATCTATCAAGCCTGTTGTCATATATGGATACAATGGAGTTTCAGAAGTTGTCTCTTTCGACGTTACAGGGTTGGCTTCCTGTTCGGGTGTAATTGCGGACCCAGGTGGTGCAACAAGAAAACCTTCTCCGCAGCCAATTCCGACACTCACCCTGTTTTCGAGTATCGGTCCTAAGAGTCTCGTTGACGCAGGGGTTATTTCTGGCGGCGTGATAACCCTCATAGGAGTCCCTTCTCCAGCCACTCCCTGTGTGTTTTTAGGAGGGACTCCAACCACGGCAATAAGCAGCATTCCGCAGTGGGAGTTGCTTATGGCGTATTTACAGCAAATAGATGCTGCCCTTAAAGCGCATACCCATACGGTCGCCGGTACGACAGCCGGTCCTTCAGCAGATTATACTGCCGCGAGTTCTATAGCGGCTGCTAACTTGTCTTCTATAGGGTCACTCACTGTTAAGGTTGCCCCATGATGATAGAAAAGAAAATTGACTCTTTATCGAATATTGAAAGATTTAGGGATCTTTCAATAGAGTTTAAGAGGAGAGCTGATTTAGTAAAAGGTACTAATGATTTTAAGAAAAAATTGGAATTGATTGCTGAAGGGTGCTATCTTCTTTCTGGGGTTCAACTTTTGGCTGATTTCGCAAAAGTTGAATCTTTAATCGCGCACGAACGAAATATGGGAAGAGTCACCCCGGAGGTTGAAGAGTGGTTGAGTCAAGTCAAGAAGAAATTCTCCGGTGGGGCACCATCGACTTCAGTCAATTACTTGAAGGACTAGTTCCATTAAATGACATCGTTACAGGTATAACAGCGTTCACAGATACTCTGGCTGGAATCCTTGATATATTAAGCACTGCGATTGAAGTGGCGGGTCTTTTCTTCATTGATATGGATGATGTTTTTGCGGCTTTTTATACGACTTTGTATGACTTAGTTTTAGATACCGTTCAACAGCTAACACAAACGGGGATTTATAATCTAATTCACTTCACGCCATCTTTCGCATATGAGCTCACTCCAGAGGAGTGGTGTAGAGATGTTGGAAATTCTTTATTCGATAGGATGGACGAAGCACGGCCAATATTGGTTGATCAGGAGGCGTATGTTTGCACGGTTGCCTTAGTTGCGACTTCAGATAGTTTCAACGGATTGATGGGTAGTTGGAACCAGTTTTGTTCCATGTTAGGTGCCTTTACAAATCTTCTTTTCAATCAGATTTCTTCGTGGCCAGTGTTTGGAGATCCTTTTACTGTTTCTAGTGGAGTTGGGCAAGTTCCAGATTGGCGGTCTATGAAGCTGGCGGATATATTGCCTGGAATGTATCAAGCAGCAGATTTTATGATGGGGTTATTGGATTCATTAAAGCCGACTACTCAAAAGAGTACGCTTCTGGATAATTTTGTGGCTTTTTTAAATCAAAAGATATTAACGCTACAAATGTTCGGGCAGAAGATTGTAGCCGTTCTGGGTTTGATAACAACGATTCTAAATATTGAGGGTTTGTATACTTTGGTTATTGAGGGACAAGGAGACGCTGAATGGGTTAGGCATAATTTAATGTCGGCTACAGGCGGCCCGCATGATTACGGTAAATACGATGATAACGGAAATCTTCTTCCTGTGGACCAACAGAAAGAGGCGAACTACACTATCGGGACAGTTTTCCTGATAACGGGTGGGAGTTCTGCTGCTGTAAACATTCTATCCAGCTTTTTCACTGGGCAAGTTCTCCCTTCTCCAAATACGGCTATCGTGCCGCCACTCGATCTTCCATAGGAGGGTCCATGACAGTATATCCGAGCGGAATTGCCTTCCCGTTTTCCTTTAGTTCTTCTGGAGGTGTGGCCAAAGTAGATGGAGCAACTAAAGTTGGGAGCAATTTAAAGGCGTTGGTGCTATGTGACATAAGGGATAGATTTATTTATAAAGAACTAGGGGTAATTTCCTATCAATCAATCTTCAGAAATTTTACAGATTCTTTCGTTGTGATATTTAAGAAATTTATAATAGAGTCTGTTATGAAATATGAACCGCGGGCAAAAATACAGACGGTAAACATAGAAAGAAGGGATTCTTTAGATGGATACCATGTGATAGCTCAAATCTCGTATGTTTTTAAGAATTCTGGGGAATTTGCTACACTAAGTCTTGAATTGAAGGAGGTGTAGATGCCTGTCGTGACAACCCTTTCCGGGGAATTAGTTTCAGTTGATCTAACTACTCGGGATTTCGAGGGATTCCGATCTGACGTATTGGATTCAGGCGGTCTAGCCGATCTCTACACGCCCGACTGGTCTGATAGGTCTGCTTTCGATTTGGGCGTTTCTCTAGTCGAAGCACTCGCTTTCATGTGCGATAACTTGTCCTACTACCAAGACCGCATGGCTAATGAGGCATTATTTCCATCAGCCGTTCAACGGCGGTCTATTATCGAGCACTGCAAATTGTTGGGGTACGAACTTCGGCCAGCAGTTAGCGCGCAGGTCTTGTTGGACATAACTTCAAATGCCCTCGCGGTTCCTGGGAATGACACCCTTCCAGTCGGTGCTTCTTTTACGGTACTCGCTACCGATGGGACTAGTTCAGTTCGTTTTGAGCTTATAGAAGAAGTTGTTTTTTCTGGGGCAGAAACAAAACAGGTATACGCATACGAAGGGACTTCCTATCAAGAGATTGCGGGTTCAAGTGATGGGAAAACTTCCCAGGTAGTCACTCTTCTAAGAAAACCACTGGCTCTCAATACCTCCACAAGTTCTTCTTTGTATGTGGAAGTATATGCGGCCGGTTCCTGGGTTGTCTGGACAGAGGTAGATAATTTCCTGTTGTCATCGTCAACTGATAAGGATTACAGAGTTGAGATAGACGAAAACGATACCATCAAGCTAATATTCGGGGATGGTGTAAACGGCGCCATTCCTGCCAGTGGCTCTGATAACATCCGAGTTCTTTATCGAATTGGTGGTGGGCATCTTGGAAACGAAGTCGCTGCTGGAAAGATTAATTCATTAACGGGTTCGTACACGTTCATTTCGACGGTTACGAATACCCTGTCGCCAAACGGCGGTATTGATAAGGAAACAATAGCTGAAGCTAAGATAAATGCTCCTCTAAGTCTAAGAGCAATGCAGCGATGTGTTACTCATGAAGACTATGTGACTAGAGCTAAAGAAGTTCCGGGTGTAAAGCATGCCTTTGCATCAAGAGGAAACGGGGCATATGAAGAGAGAATCGTGATAGCTACTTCTGGAACAAACCCCGTACCTTCGGGTAGCTGGGATGCTTTCTATCCAGATTTGCGTACTGGCTTGTTGGGTGCCGTAGGTTGGTACCTGGAAGGGTGGAAAACCACTCCAGTCATCCTACAAGTCGAGCCTGTGAGGGTTCTAGGCGTCTACCTGTCTATGAATGTTTTTTGTGAGAGTAATGTTCGGGCTGTCTCTATAAAGAGACAGGTCGAAGATGTAATATACGCTCTTTTCGACCCGGATAATGAAACTCTTGGGCAGCAGTTTCCTTTATCTAAGGTGTATGAAGCCGTAGAGAATATACAGGGTGTCAAGTATGTGGATGTCGTTCAGTTGCAGAGATACCCAAGTCCAAGACAAACGAATGGAAGTGAAACAGATATAACTTTTGAGGATTTTTTAGTTAGTTCTGACTCGAACGATGATACTTACAAAGTTGAATTCTATTCAGATACAGAGTTTACTGTAACTAGTACGAAAGCTGGCTATCAGGGGTCCGGGGTTATTGGAACTACTTTCACTTCGTCCGATTCTAATTTGTCTTTTACGGCACAGGCGGGTTCAATAGTTCCAACTAATGCCTGTAAATTCGATATTAAGACGAGTCAGTATATAAGTAACATAAATCCAGATTACGACGAGCTTGTGAATTTAATGAACAGTACCTTTCAGCTAACCATTTCGGGTGGTTTGGCATAATGGAAATTCTAAATCCATTAACTAAGAGTAGGGCCGATACGCTGTATGTCGCAAAGGCATATACTCGATTGGATGGTTTCGATAATGCGGTAGATACAGTCATTTTAGGTCAAACCGTTAATTGTAGAGCCATTACGGTTGACTATTCTGTTGTTCTCCCAGTTAGCGGAAGAACACGAACTGGTACGATAGAGATAACTTACGATGGTATTTCTACAGAGATTTCTTCTGACGCATACAGCTTTTCTGGCTCTGATATTTCTGGGTTAACTTTTTCGTCGGATATTAACAGCGGTAATATTCGACTAGTTTTTACAAAGTCAAGTGTCGGTGAACACCCAACGCTGTTCTATAGATTCGCAACGGTTCCTGTTGCGTAGGAGGCTCTATGGCTCACAAAAATTACGAGCAAAGTGGCATCGGGTCCGTTGTAGAACTTGGAAAAGGCGGGGCTAAGATAAAGGAAAATTCGGGAACGGTTGAAATTAAAAACAATACCGATACCGCATTTGTCAAGCTTAGAGCGGCTCATCCCGTAGATTTGAATGACGTTGTCACCCTTCAATATTTGAAGACCAAGGGCGATGTCATTGTCACCGGTCAGATAAACGGCGGTTCTCCTCCTGCGGCGGGCGTTGCCGGCCGAGTTTACGTTTGCACGACCACGGGCGGCGGGTACACCGTCAAGAAACTGTACCTTGACAACGGAGTCACCTGGGAAGATGTCGGCCCAGACGAGGGGATAAGCATCGCGGTCACGGATGCTCTCACGGGTGGGGCTCTGGAGTTCACGGCAGACCATGCCTATCTCTGGGATGCTGATGCTTCTACCTGGGTTGACATCGGTCCGAGTTCGATAGGCTTGTCCAGCATAATTCAATGCAAGACTGTGAATCTTGTTTTTGGCTCCGCTGCTTCTTTGAACATAGGGACTGCTCTCCCAGCCGGGGCGACGGTGTTGAAGGTTAGCATCAACGTCACCCAGGCGTTCAACGGAACCGCCCCTACTGTCACGGTAGGTGATATTGGAGATACAGATAGACTCATGACGGCGGTCGGGAATAATTTAAAAGATGCCACTCTTTTTGTGGCCGAAAATTCTTACCTGTATTCTCTTTCTACCCAGCTCACAGCGACATATGTCGCTGATTCAAGCGGTGCGGGAGCAGCCCAGATTATCGTTCACTATTTGAATGCGTAATCGGAGGTAAGTGTGGGAAATTACAAGTCGAGTAATTTAGGGGGAACTCTCGTTCCTTTTAAAGTTGGAACAGGTTTACTTGAAGCGTCTGCCGCACTTGAGGTTGCCTCTACGACGGGCGGATTTCTTCTTCCCCGGATGACCACCGCGCAGCGCGAGGCCATCGTTACCCCGACGGCGGGCCTAATCGTATTCGACACAACTATCCAGTGCCTATTCATCTTCGCAGACGGCGCGTGGCAGCGCGTGGAAAGCGAGTCCATCGAAGCGCCGCTGACGATGTATGTGGACGGCACGACAGGCCTTGATTCGAATGACGGCTTTGCGTGGGGCACTGCGAAGAAGACCTTCGGCTTTCTCATGACCGACGAACCCGACAGCCTGCCGCGCGAGATCAACGCGGCCGTCACCATCAACTGGCGCAACCCCGTGCGCGCGCGCAGCGCGAAGGGCCTGCTCATCCTGGACGGCTTCTACGGCGGCGGGTCCATCACGATCCGGGGCGCGCTCACGCCCGTCGAGACCTTCACCGCGACCGGCTACAACAATGACCCGGAGGTGCGCGGCTCGCTGCAATGGGTGGCCGACCCGACCAAGGCGTGGACGCCGAACCAGTGGCGCCGGCACTTCGTGAACCTGGGGCACACGTGGTACTACCCGATCCGCGAGAACAACGCGACGACCCTGTGGATGGGCTTCGGAGACCAGCAGTCCGGGGCCTACGTGGCGACCATCTACGCCGCGCCGGAGCTGCTGCGGGAGCTCGATGCTGCGCCGGGCGCGAAGTACGCCTTCGAC